ACATTTAAAATTGCTCGTGAAACTCTAGTTACAGCACAGCGTCTTCTTTTAGACACTGGTAATTTAAACATGTTTCACCAGTCTATAGGTAGTCTTACACTTTTAGACGACTATAGAAGGTGGAGAGACAGAGTTTTCATTGACGAGCTTGCAAAAGCAGAAGCTAACGGAGCAGCTTCCTCCTCACAAGGTGGATATTTCTTCGCTGGTGGAAAAACAAAAGACTCTTCTGGACGTATTGCATATACAGCTACTGAATATGGCAACCAGATTCAACAGTTCTCAGTAAAGACTGACCTTTTAACTGTTGTTAAAGATTTACGTAAGCGTAATGTTCCAACATATGCAGACGGTTTATATCGTTGCTTAGTTGATCCAACATTCATGATGCACTTACGTCGTGACAGTGACTTCAGAGAAATCGCTCGTTACGCTGGTGCTCCTGGTCAAGGAATGTACATGGGTAATCCTATGATTCCTAACAACGCTAGTTTCTTCCAAGGACCTCAGGCTGGACAAGCTTACTTCCTTGCAGGCGAACCAGTAATGCCAACAGGTGTACAGTTTGAAGGTGTTAAATTCTTCGAGTCTACTAACTTCCCAACAAAGAACATAACAGCTACTTTTGATAATAGTTCTTATTCTTCTAAAGAAGTTGCTCAAGGATTCTTCTTCGGACCACAAGCTATTGGTGTTGGAATTGGAGGACCAAATGCACAGGTACTCATCAATAATAACGATGACTTTAGCCGCTTTATCATTTTGATATGGCAACTATATGCTGGTTTCGAAAGTCTAAACAAAGACTTCGTGACAACAGCCTTTAGTTTCGTATCTGATGATGGATCAGTCTAGTAAATAAATAAATAATAAAACAGAAAATTAAGGAGAAATAAATGTCTTATTTATCAGCTAAGAAAATTTATCCTGGTAACTTCACAGAGGCTCTCAACGGTTGGTACAAAAATATCGATTCCAACGATAGTGGCTCTAATGATAAGAGTGTCGGAGGTCCTACTTCCGTACTCGCTGTTCCAGGCTATAGATATTTTCAACAACGTGGTTATGCAGAAATCACAGGTAAGGTAGGTGCAAAAGTATCATCAGCAGATGTTATAGTTCCTTCACCTTACAGAAATGACAGCACACGTACAGACATAACAGGAATGGTGATCTCAGGTAGTTCAACTCTT